TAGTGGTGGTCTGCAACACCGGAAGGGACAATGCAGGGGCAACCACAAACTTCAAGATTGAAACGGATCCATGCACGATTGCTGGGGGACAAGCCTTCTTCATGGCCTTGTCAAACCTGGACCAGATCACAAGTGCCTTCAGAAGGCTGTTCCCAAATGCACTCAAAGAAAGGACACTCCAGACCGCCTTTGTGGCTGGATCGCCAACAGAAAACTGCGAGTCGATTGGTGATCCCTACCAGGAGCTCACGCCAGAGATGATGGAAAGGCTCATTGAAGAGTCCAAGGCAGAACCGGATGGGCTTGACTGGGATGACGTCAAAGACTTAGAAGTGGAGAAACTTCTGAGCCCAGAGGAACTCAGCATCGTCTGCGATCTCATGTTGAAGGAGCTCTCCACATACTCTGAGACGAGAAACAAGGATGGCTCAATTCGCATGCCTGTCACACTTTTCCCCCTCTTCTCCAACCTCCCCGGAGATCATGGCCTGAACACACCCGACGACGACATCCGACCAGAGCTCATGGATTTCCCTGACAGCGGAACCTTCAGGTCCACGATGTGGAAGAAAGCGATTGAGCATGTCACCATCCAACTTCGCGGAGAAGGGGCAAAGAAGTTCACATCCACCTCACAAGAAAGTCAAGAAGAAATCGCCAAAAGGGTCTCAAGAAGGGTCAATCAGGATTCAATCAAGCAGATCTACGCTGAAATGGCTGACTTGGAGAAGAATTCTGCAGGAATGGACAGGAGTGAGAAGGCAGCAGCGATCAACCTCCTCAATGCAAAGGTTGCATCCGAGGTCTTTCAAGAGGACGTCACGGTAAGAATGAAGCGTGGGAGACGAGTCATTGACCTCAAGGACATCATGCGAGACGAGCTGAGCAGAAATCACGACCACCAAGAGACCAGGTCGGGTTTGATTGAGTCAGAATCACTCCGAATGGCACGTGATGCTTCCAAGCACAGATCGCAGTCTTCCCCAGAAGAACACAAAAAGACTTGGAGAGTGCTCAGTCTTGAGCCAGACGAAGAGTTTGACGCGAGGATCGAGAGACCGATTGGGAACTCAGTGGGGAGTTTGGTGAGGAGTGAAGGGATTCTGAGCTGGGAGGGGAGACAGCTGCATGGAAAGGACCAGAACTTTGACCTTCTCTACAACATGGACAAAGTCTGTCAAGAACTCAACACGACTGCAAACCAAAAGGCTGGTTCAAGACAACACATCAAAGCCATCCCAAGGACACGGGCCTGGACCATTTCAAGGAATTCAGGGAAACAAGTCGTTGCGAGCATCCTCATCGATGGCAGAGTCCACAAACCAGACGATCCATTGAGTTGGCAGAAGTGTGGGGACTTTTACATCTCAAGGGTCTTCACACTCAACAAGGCAAAGCTCTCTGTGATGATTGGTGCTGAGGTCCTCTACCTTGTGCTCAAGAAGTTCCTCGTTGACTCCTTTGAGAGGGAATCACAAACCAGGGTCCCACTCCTCATGAGAGAAACACACCTGAGAATGAGTCTCAACCTCTTCACAGTCATACTTGCAAGTCAAAGACAACACGATCAAAAGAATCTCGCCCTCGCCAGGTACATCGGGATGTATCACTCCAACAACAATCGAGCAAGAGGAAGCATCCTTGAGCTCTTCAAGAAACTGATCCCACCCAAGACACGACTCTCGCTTTTTGTCTGGAGGAGGTTCATCCAAAGTTACGAGGAGATGCTTGGCGACAAATTCAAAAACGCCCGAATCACAGACGTCAAGATCGAGTACAGATACAAGTCGTGGCTCTCTTCTGCAGAGCTCACAGACCAAGGTCTGAAGATCTCTG